TTCTCACTGGTCAATGTGAGAACGGCAGCGACAGCAATAGGACCAGCTGTTCTTAAAGCGGTTGCGCTATTGTTCCACGTAGCCGACCAAACATCAGACTGCATGCCCATTTTGTATCTCCGAGATCGGCACTGGGTCAGGTAGACCTAAGTCCGAAAATTTCAATCCTTCTTCTTCGGGAAGATCAAGACGCGCCAACAAAGCCTGCATGGTGTCTATTGACGCCTGGGAAGCAACGGCCACATCATGCGCGTGGTCACGTTGCTGCTCCATTTTCTTGATCTCGGTTAGAAGAAACTCTTTAGTAATTTCCATTAGGCCGCGTTGGATACCATGAGGTAGTACGGGGTACCAGAAGCGTTCTTAATGGCAATAACGTGAGATACGGCAGCAGACGACTGGGTTGCGATCATGGCATTAGGCAGAACCGCAAACGTGCCAATCGTGCCCGTACCAGAGTTCGTGCAGCGAATGTACGAAGCATTGGTCCAGGTGCCACCAGAAGCAAAGTCAGAGTCAAGCTGGAGAGCTGCAATCGTGCCACCAGGATTCGTGGACGTTCCACCAAGGGTCAGACGCAGAGCATTACCAGCACCGGAGATCGTTCCAGATCCATTAATGGACAGGGAGATATGAGCACCGTTGATTGTGCCGCCGGTTGCGCCGTTTGCACCAGTTACGCGGGTCAGGAACCGTGCAGTCTCACCAGAACCAGTAGAGGTAAAGGTCAGACGGCTGTAGTTTAGACGAACGTCACCAGTAGTATTGGAAGCGGAAACGTAAGAAGAAGAAACGTTTGATGCGGTGGTTACTGCAATCTCATCGGTTGCGGTACCAGAGATAAAGCCGTTATCCGACGCGACTGGGCCGGAGAAGGTAGTGCGGGCCATTAAAGCCTCCTTGTGTAGTAGCACATTCCCATGCCGTCTCTACTAAGTCTGCTAGGCCAGTCTGCATGGGTGGTAAATCCTAGACTTATCCCTTTGTATCAGGGATTGGGGAGGGAGTCAAGGTATTTAAAGGACCAGCCCTTATAAGGTCCACGACTCAGCGGCTTGCCGGATTTCAGCGCCCGGTTAACTGTCGGCGGCTTTAGTTTCATCTCTTCCCGCAGGATAGAAATGCTGGCGTACTCCATAGTTTTCCCAGCGGGATCTGTAACAACAACGGGCTTGCTTACTTTGGCGCTATGGTCTGGCCGCTTCTTGCCGTACCAGAAGTTGCCCTCACCGGAGAGTGTTGCCGAGATCTTGGCGCGTATAGCGGCAGACTTTGGTTTGCCTAAGAGATGCTGAGTTTTACGTTGTATTACGTCAGTGGACTGTTTACGCCCAGTAGAGGAAGCGGAAATTTTAGCCTTGGCCCCATCGGTATGTACAAAAGTTTTGCCCCACATAGGGTTCTTTTCCCCCACCCATCCGCGAGTAGGTGCAGTAGCATCCGTTCCTAAGTTATAGCAGTAGTCTTTACCTACGTGCTCTTTAAGCCACACGTTTTCAGCAGCCAATAAATCTTCAGTTTCCGCCACCTCTTCCACTAGAACAAAAACAAACACCTTTTCTCCATATTTGTTCCAGGCGGCTTGAAGGTGCTTATTGGCGTGATCACCTCTTCGCAATCGCCAAACGTGCCGCGCCTTACGTTTTTCAAAATTCACTGCACTGCCAACATAAAACTTGTTGTTGACTCCATTGATAATTTTGTAAATTCCTCTATTCACAACGTTCCTTTCAGCACTGGTAATAATTAGTAGTATACCAAGCGAAAGAATAACACACATAACAAAAGAAAAGGGGGCCGAAGCCCCCCTTCTAAACCCTTATAACTACTGGATTTAGCCCTGTGAACCGTACATGCCCAACGGATCGCTCCACCCAAAGGAGTAGCGCTCGCGGGACTTGTAACGCACGTTCCCTGTATCAAAGTCACCGTCCATTGAATTCTGCAAAGGAACCCGAACGAAGTGCTTCATACCATTGGGTACGTCCGTGGTAAGGAACCAAGCGTTGGTATCCGTCAAGAAGTGGTTAATGGTATATCCCTCGGGGATCGAACCATTGTTCTTGATGGCGTTGATGTCGTTGTCAGCCGTACCAACACGCAGCTCAGTCTCAAGGAGACGGGTAGCCACGAACTGGAGTGCGGGGGGAACAACGAGCTTCTTGGGCCGAGCGGCAATCAGCAACCCGCGCTCATCCGTCCAAGCGGCGATCTGAATGACGGCGTTCTCAAGAGACGTTTCGTTCAGGTCCGTGGGGGTGGTGGGGATGTTGCTGTTGGTGCCGCCAGATACCAGCGGGTGTGCGTTAGAGAACAGGGCTACGTTGTCACCGCCTGGGTAGTTGGAGTCAAAGCCGTTGTTCAGAACCGCAGCCGCTTTCACCTGCTTGGTGTAAGCCATAGCACGGGCCAGAGCTTTGGTGTAACGAGCAGACAGGCTGTCGTACAGGTTGTCCTCGATGGCCTCTTCGGTCAGCGAGAAACCCAGAGCAATGGTTTCGTGGTTATAGCGAGCCGTCCAGGCTTCCTGGGCGTTGTCATAAGCGATGGCCGAACCTTCGTTCTTGACCGGCGCTGCTGAGAAGCCAGAGAGCTTGGTTTCCTCTTCGAAAGAACGCTCGGAAGTCTCGGTTTCGTAGATTTCCTTGTGCTCTTCGCCGTAGCGAGCATACTCCATACCGAACAGTGCGTTCAGGCCAGGGAGAAGCTCTTTCAGTAGTTGTGCGCGTGAAATAGCCATTTAAATTTCTCCTTAAGCCGTGTAAGCAGTACCGGTCAGCGCCGTGTATTGCGGGTTGTTGATCTTGACGATCACTTCGGGGTAAATGACAACGCCACTTACCACCTTAGAGGTGTCAGGAACAACAGCAATAACACGGAACGGAAGGGTGTCAGTAGCACCTGCTCCGTTAGCCGGAAGCACAACAGAAGATCCAGAATCGCCAGTGGTGGCGGAACCGGTACCATAAACAGTCGCTACGTTGGCACCAACGATGGTCTGGTTCGCACCAGTAACAACGGCAGTGTCACCAGAAGTGGTGATAGCAACTTTGAACGCTGCCGAAGGATCAACCACTACGTAGGCAATCGCTTCAGTAACAGCGGTGCCGGGATAGTATTGAGCCTGGACAGTTTGTCCCTGAGAGTTCTTGTACTGGCAACCCATGAAGACACCAACGATGGTGCCGGAAGTGGTAGCGCCAGACAACTCGATAGAACCGCCCGCAACAACTTTAACCGTGTCACCGAAGTAGATGGCCGTGTTGTAGGTTCCAGCAATACGAATTTGCTGTGTTGCACCTGCATACGGTAGACCATCAATCCGGTTAACAGGCTTAAAGCCGTAGGGCTTACTAATAGTAGGATAAGCCATTTGTTAACTCCTAAGTTTAAGTTCCTTTACCAAAGCTACTCGATGATTTCCGCTCTTTAAAGATTGGCATCCTCGGATCGCTTTGCCGCATAAGGGTGTTGTCAACAGCCTCCGTCTGAGCTTGGGTCTGGCCACGAAAGTGATTAGCTCTCTGCTCGACCAGCTCTTCAGGGGTTTTGCATAACAACAACCCGCCGATCTCAATGTTGTCTTTAAAACGACTATTGGGATCTAGTAACAGTTTGAATTTCGGTTGTTCCTCGATACGAACCGGCTCCCATCCCTCTCGCATTTTGGAGGAGAGGTTGCGTGGGTCAGCCATGTTCAACATGGAAACACGAATCCAACGATACGCATACCCAGCTTCTTTGTCTGGCTCGGGGAGTAACTCCGCTGGCGTCCACTGTTTGGGGCGCTCGGTTGTTGCTCGGGTTGCTACATCGCGTGAAGCTCTAATTTGTTCAGCCATTTTGGGCCTCCAATTTACGTAGTTCAAGGGCATACTGTTCAGGGGTCAATCCCAACTTCTTTGCCAGTGCTACCTGGCTCGCTTTTAGCCTGACCCTATTAGGGGCCGTGCTGCGAACTGCTGGGGCTACCACTGTGCTCGGTTTTGTACGATCAGCTTTTGCCTTTTGAACCTCCGGCTCCTGGGCACCGAAATGCTCTGGAAACCGTTTGCGAATTGTTCTGTCCAAAATCGCGTAATACTCGTCGGACCCAATCTCCACTTCCCCCGACTTCTTGAGCTTTTCGTGTAGCCCTAGAGCAGTCGCGGTCATTTCGTCATCCTGGCCATACCAAGGGTTGCGTTCTTGCCACGCATTTAGCTTGGGATTGGGCCTGGCGACGGGCGCCTGGGTCTCATAATTATTTTGTACCTGAAAATTATCTTCTTGTAAAGCGGGCATTTGGAAGTGCTGGGCCTGCATAGACCGAATATGGGCTTCTTGCAGTGCCTTTTGCGCCTCTAATACCTTGTCAGAATCACCAGAATCATAGGCTTCTTTATAAGCCTGCTCGGCCATTCTGAGCTTTAAACTGGCCGCTTCTTGAAGAGTCGTCGCGTATTCTTTGCCGCCTGTATCCAGGATCTGCTTAATACGTTTATTCTCGTTCATTAGCTTCTGGGCAAGATGAACGGCCTCTTGCTGCTCTCGGAACGCCTGTTCTTTCTCACGGCGCTCGTCATGCCAGACCTTTCGCATCTGCTTGAGCTTTTGTTTAACTTCCTCGTCGTATGCCTCAAGGTCATCTTTCTCTAATTCTTCCTTAAGGGGCATAGGAAGAGGCTGTCGGCCCCGATCATCTGCCGGAGTATCGTCTTCTATTTCTACCTCGACTTTATCGTCTGAGGTTTCCATAGTGACGCTTAACTCTTGTTTTTCGTCGGGGAACTGAAAATCGTCTTTCTCTAATTCAGGCATCTTGTCCTCCTGTTACTTGCGCTTTATGCCGCGCGGATCTTGAACAACCGCTTCTACCGAGTCATCGTTAATCAGGCGAAACTCTTTGCCATGAATAACAACTCTGGTTCCTGCATTGGGGCGGACAAGTACAAAGTCGCCTTGTTTGCACCAGGCACCAGTCGGGAAACGGGACGGGTCTTTATAACAATCCGGCCCCATCTCAACTACAAATAGGACCGTGGTCAACAACTCTTCAAAATGAATCGTTGTATCTGCTTTTACTAAACCGCTTTCATACTCTTTCTCTATGTCTGGTATCGCGCAAAGGATGCGGTATCCAGATGGTTTAGGTAACTGCCTTGCCTTCTCTTCGTTTGTTGCTTCCAGGTCAATTGAGCCTACCACCTGGGGTTGATCGGGATTTGTACCGATTAACAGACTACTCATCCGAGTTCTCCATCTTTTGTTTGAGGTCTAATGTGTACCCCCTTGCGATGAGCAGACCCCGGATCTCACCGCAAATTCTTTTGTACTCTTCAAAAGACTCACACTTGCCATCTGCCAAGTGATTCTTTAATTGCTCGACCTTCTCGTCGGTTTGTTCAACTATTACGTCGAGTGCATCCATTACTTAACCTTCGGTTGTTGTGGTTGACGTTGCATCTCTTTCTGATGCGCCTGGCTGGAGAGCTGTTTGGCAATATCAGCACCAAGACGAATGATTTCTTTCTCTCGGCCATCACGCATTTCTGCCGCAGCTTTAATGGCGTCCATCTGTTGATCAACCTGGAGCTTTTGTTTTGCCATTTCGTTCTGGGCGATGATGCGGCCAGCCTCGATCTCCTGCTGCCGCTTGCGTAGATCAATGTCTGCTTGATCTTTCTGGGCCTTGCGCTGTACCTCGGCCTGTTTAATTGCCAGCTCTTGTTGCTGCATTTGGATGATCGGATCTTGGGCCTGCTGCTGCGCTTGTTGTTGTGCAACTTGCGCCTGGTTTTGTGCCAGTAATCTTTGTGCGGCTTGAGCCAACATAGGGGCAAGACGGGCTTCAACTTCTGGGTTGATGTGAATATCTTCACCAGCTTCGTCTTGTGTGGCCGGCAGATTAAATCCAAGCTGCAATTCAATCTGCTTGCGATACTCCATACCAAGGTGCTCATTGATATGGTTCATCATGGCCGCTTGTAACTGAGGCGTAGTCGGATTGTTCTTTAGCAACTCTTGAATCATTGGGTCTTGCATAGCCGCCATGTGAACAGTGATATGCGCCCTGTGGTCCTGATACATAAACGCCTTGACGGGTTTATTACGGAGGATGTTTTGATTCTCTGTAACAGGATCTTCTGGCTTCTGATCTTCGTCCATGGGGACTAACTTCTGCGCGTCTTTAATCCCTAATACGTCGAGCATCTGCCTGTGAAGAAGCGGAAGGTTATAGAGATTGGGAGCCGCCTGCGCCAATTGCATGACCGCCTGATACTGAACGATCTTCTGCGCCATCGTTGACGCGTTTGGATCGGATACCGGGATGACATCAACATCGTCATAGTCTGCTTTCTTCGCGCGGCGATGTCCGTCTACAGGTTCATAGCTGTATTCATCAGGTGTGTATGCCGCGATGATCTGTTTTAGAAGACCAAGCTCCTGCTTCATCGAGTAATGAACGCGGGCCTGGACTGCCGACATTGTTTTGAGTGTGCGCTCAAGGATTGCCAGCGTAGTTCCTACCGGAGCTTGTGCAGACATATCAGAGATCTGAAGGTCTGCTGTATTTGCAAACCTACGGCCCTCTTCAATGATCGTGTTGAACAACTGATACAAAGTCTGGCTTGGCTCTTTGTACGGCAGCGGCATCAGGTTGTCTTTAATAGAACCTGACGGGACATCTACGTCACGGAACTCGCCTGGGGCTATCGGTGTGTCATCGCCTTTAACGCGCAGACCCCGTGCTTTAAAGCCTCCCGGCAGATTCGATAATGTTCCAGCATCAACCAGCTGACGAATGAGAGAAGTACCAGACTTGGCAAAAGCACCAACAAGGTGAATAAGACCGAAATAGTAAAACCCAAAGCCCGGAACGTATCCGTAATGAACAAAATGTTGTCGTTTTTGATAAGTCTCATCATCAGGCTCCCAGTTACGGCGGATTGCCAGGATTTGGTTCGACCCCTTCTCAATAGTCACAACATATGGAAGTGCGATACCCGTTAGCTCGCCTTTATCGTCACGATGTTCGTGGCCAGGCAGGTCAATTTCAACGTGCATCTCCAGGATCTTGTAGCGCGAGTCACTCGTCGCCCTAAATCCCAGCTTCTCAGCAATCTTCTTCTCTACTTCGTCGAGAATATTGTTCGGAGGCCCGAGATCTACGTCTACATAGAAGCCAGAGACTTGAAGCCGGCGCAATTCATTCTCTGTTTTCCGCATAACGTGGGTTACACGCTCGGCAGACTCAAGATCAGAGGCGCCATAAGGCACGACAATGTCTTCTGCCGGTACAAATAGAGAGATCTGCCGCTCTAAACTGGGGTCGTAGTAGACCTTCTTGAACGCATTACCAGAAAGTCCCAGGCCCCAGAGCATCCGCTCATGTTCAGGGCGGTATTCTTTCATTACGTCCATCAACTGATAGTTCATATCGTCTTGAACGCGCTTTGCAGCCTCTTTTTTCTCTGGAGTCTCTTTGCCGACGATCTGTGTCTTGACCGGACCCGAGGCAGGGAACGTAGACATCATGGTTTCTGACTGGAATTTCACCAGGGCTTCAGAAAGTAGAGGGTGGTACACACCACACGCGCCTTCCCATGGCTCAGCCCGCTCTTCAATCTTCATTCCAAGAAGTTCTAGGCCGTCTACATAGGTCTGTATCCAGTCTTTCCGGGAGGCGATGTCGTCGTCGTAGTCGCCAATCAGTTCTCCGGCGATAGTTGCTAAGACTTCTGAGTCCATAGACTCGGCCAAGTTGGCATTGAAGTTTTCATCGGACATTTCCTGCTTCTCAAATTCAATTTCCAGGTCTCCAATTCCGATTTTTACGGACTCAGGATCCTCAATTTCAATCTCGATAGCCGGCTCTTGGTCTTCCATCATGTCCGTACCCATTCCAAGGGGCGCTTGGTTCAATGCTTTTTCGATAGCCATGTCTTATTCCTCAGTAATACGGCTCGTTTCGCCGTCTAAGTGTGGGAGGGTCGTCCTCTTGATCTAACAGTGTACGGATAAACCCGCCTTTACGAAACCTCATCACGGCTAGAGACACTGCGTCTACATAGTCGTCATGATCTCCGGCAGGAAATGCCGCTACTTCATCTACAACTTCTTCGGCCCAACGCGTAGTCGGCGCCCAAACTCTCCCAGAAGCAAAAATATCTGATACGGCATTAAGTCTTGTTATCTTGTCGTTCCCCCGGACAGGGGTAAATTCTTGAACAGGGATGCCCATGGCCCGTAATTCATAAATTAACGGGGCACCTGACGCCTTTTTCTCAATAATTACTGAGTCTGGCTCCCAATCTTTGTAATTCTGAATCGCCCTTTTCTTCAGTTCAGGGAATTCCATCCTGTCTCTAAAGGCGTTTAGAAGAATAATGTTCGACTGAGGGGTGCCAGTCTCGTCTGGATGATCAAATACGCCCCATAAAGTACAGGCTGAGTAGTCAGCTCGGTTATTTGCTTCAAACGCCGTGTCCCAAGACATCAATGTGTAGTCACACGGAGGGGGATCATCGTGTATCCATGTCCTCCACCACTCTCTTTTGATGATCGCAGCCGACTCGGATGTCGGATTTTGTTGGTACTGCGCCATCCATTTGGAGTTTGGCAGCTCATTTCTAAGTGCTTGTAGCTCTTCTAACGGCCAGAACTCAGGCCATAGTGGCTTTTTAGAGGGAAGAATGGCCGGGAACTCGATAACTTCCCACTCATCTCCCTCTCTCTGGGCGCTTGCTTTCAATACTTGGCCAGTCAGATCTCTCTTTGACCAGCGCGTGTTATGGCTTACAAAACCATTTGCAATAAAGTTTTCGGTGCGATCTATCTCTACGTCAAAAACCTCTTCTTCACCATCAGGTGTTATCGAAAATATTGGGTCCACTGTGAAGTCGGAGATACGCCGCAGCTCGTTCAAGTATTCCTGGCGTCTTACCGTATCCAACTGCGAGGTTGCAATCGTTGCAAAGCAGTCCCCTAACCTTGCTGGTGTCGTGGCAATGGTCGATACATAGTTTTTCGTCCCAATGGGCCCGTGTATTGGTAGCCGTAGGGGGTTTGCCGCATACATCACATAGGTTTCCGCGCTCTTTAACCATCTCTTTGTATTGTTCCAGAGTGATACCGTACCGATGCTTGATGCGTCTAGCGCGGTTTTGCTCTGGTGTGTACTTGGGTGGTATGTACTGTTTTCGATAACAGGCAGTGCACAAACCTTTTGAGACAACGGGAGCGCCGCAAGAGCAGCTTTTATTTTTCCACTTCCCATGACTACCAAGCGGTTTATAAGGTGCGTCAGGGTTTTTGCGGTGATAGCTTTCTCTTGCTTGGCATGGGCCGCATTTTCCAGGTTTTGTTTTTGCCCTAGAAGGTCTTTTGCATCCTTCAACGATACAAGCAAATCTCCCGGCCTCAAGCTCTTTAATCTGGTCCATTCCAACACTCCTTCGTTCATTACAAGAAACGGATGTCTCTCGTTTGCTCGAAGTATTTTACCAGATTGTGTTTGTATCTTGTATATGGAATCAACACCACTTGACTGCCAGTTGTTAACCTTGCTGGTCGACAACTTCCCTTTGTCAAAGGTAGCGACTACATCGCCAGGACGTATGTCTTTTAATAATTTTTCGTCGCCATTTGCCATGAGAACAGGTGTGTCACCTGCCATACACATCACTATAACAATCGCACCACCAGGCTGAAGACGCTGCCGAGGACCAGAGGTGAACCACTCATACGTCTTATCGTAGATCTCAGGATTCATCTCGGCTAAAGCAGCCTCTTGCTCCGAGTGAGGATCGTCAATAATCAGTAGATCCGCCCCTTTACCTGTTACAGCACCGCCAATACCAATAGCAAAATACTCCCCGCTCTTATTAGTAGACCACCGTCCAGCCGCTTTTGAGTCATGCCGTAGGGCTACATTAGGGAAGACTTTTGCATACGCGTCGCTATCAACTAAGTTCCTTACTTTCCGACCAAATCCGACAGCAAGTTCTGCCGTATGGGAAGTCTGGATGATCTTCTTATCAGGGAACCTCCCCAAAAACCACGCCGGCAATAAGAAGGAAGCAAACTCCGACTTCGTATGCCGTGGCGGCATATTGATGATCAGCCTCTTTAGCTTCCCTTCAGCGATCTCTTCAAACTTCTTCGCCATGACAGCATGATGTCGGCCACTAATAAACCCAGGCCACATCGTCTTCACAAAGGACAAAAACTTCTTCTGCCCCGCCTCCCTGGACATAGCCTCTTGATACTGTAGAGCCATCTGAACTAAAGACTCCCTCTCCCCTTCAGGAAGAGCATCAAGGATCTCTAGTATCTTCACTTAACGACTTTATGAACCCGCATATACGATGGCCGTATAGACCTCGGCGCCCTAGGCCGCCCCTTCAAGTAGCCAGCCTTGAGCAACGCCTTGATCTTTCTATGCACATTCCCCCGGCCCTTGTCCCCAGTCACAAGCATAATATTGTCTATAGACGGCCCATACCCAAACTTATTCCACCAGCCCTCTATCACTACATATATCTCTCTCTGAGCATCCGTCATTTTCTATCCTTGCCGTAACACTGTTACCTGTACTGTAACATCATGTTACAGTACTCTTGCTCTGTATCACTGTTACGTAGCACTATAACTTTGGTACATTTGCACTGTAACATAATGTTACAGTACTCACTTTTCGGGGGTACCCTTTTCATAAGGGGGGGTGTCTTCTGTATCCGGCGTTACAGAGCTATCGGGAAAATTTTGGTCCCCCCCTGTAAAATTGGTACAGTCATTGGATG